AAAAACCATACGCTAGAAAGATACAGATACTAACAGTATTAGAACAAAGAGCAAAATTTGGTGGTAAACCACAACAAGCTAAATTAGCTAAAGCAGCCAAAGATAGTTTGAGGAGAAAACATGGCACTCAAAAAAAGTCAAAGAAGTCTTAAATCATGGACCAAGCAAAAGTGGCGAACCAAGTCTGGGAAGAAATCAAGCGTAACTGGAGAGAGATACTTACCAGAGAAAGCGATAAAATCTTTAACACCTGCGGAGTATGCGGCAACGACAAGAGAGAAGCGAAAAGGAACAAAGCAGGGCAAACAGTTTGTGAAGCAACCGAAGAGAATTGCAAAGAAAACTAGAAGATATAGGAGAGTAACATGATACCTACTTGCGATTGTCCTGTATGTGATAATGTACAATGCTATTGTGAATGTGCAGAATGTGATGAAGTAGGTTGTACTTGTATGTGTCATTTTTTAGATAACGTGCCAAAGGATAAATAATGGGGTCGCTAACTTTTCTTAATTACACTAATAGAGTTCTTGAAGATGTTAATGAAACAACATTAACAGCTTTATCAAGTTCAAGAGGTGTTCAAACTGTTGCTAAAAATAGTATTAACAGAGCTATTAATGATGTAGCTAATGCAGAAGTTGAATGGCCTTTTTTACATACAGATAAAGAACAAGATACTTTTGCTGGTGTAGCAGAGTATAGTTTACCTGATGACCATAAGTATATTGACTTTGATAGTTTTATGTTATTACCTCAAGATCTTGTTAGTAATGGTACGTTTACAAGTAACATAACTGGTTGGACAGATGGTTCTTCTGGTACAGGTGAAGTAGCATTTAATAGTACAGGACCACAACCTCCTGCTTCAAGAAGTGGTGTGCTAAGACTTACAGCAGGATCAAGTGGAACTGCTATAGCTTATCAAGAATTAACAACAGTAAAAAATAAAAGGTATCGTGTTTCTTTTGGAGTGACTTATCCTTCTGGTGGAGACTTAACATTTAATATAGGTACTTCAGCAAATGGTTCACAAATATCTACTAATACTGTTACTATAGATGATTTAGGTGATTTTAAATATGTAGACTTTACATTTGAAGCTACAGGTACAACTACTTATATAAGCTTTAGTCAGTCAGTAGATACACAAGTTGATATTGATAATGTAAAATGCACAGAAGATTTTGATCCTAGAAAATTAAAATATTTATCTTATGATGAATTTCAAGAAATATATAAACGAAGAGATACTTCATCAAATATTAATAGGTTAGCTGAACCTATATATGTATACAGAACACAAGATCAAAAGTTTGGTTTATCTCCTGTTCCTGATAAAAGCACTTATACTGTTGCATATGAATATTATAAAACAACAACACAATTATCTAGCGATACTGATACATCTGATATACCTACACGTTATGAACATATTGTAATAGCTAAAGCAAGATATTATGTATCATTATTACGTGCTGATACAGCAATGGCTCAAGCATCTTTAGCTGAATATAATGATGCTTTAAAAAGAATGAGAACAGAATTAGTAAGTAAAAAAGATTACTTTAGAGCAGTATAATGGAAGGTAGACCTAAAAATACTTCTGTAGCTTTATCTTCTACAGACTTAACAACTGTATATACTTGTCCACCAAACTTTACTGCGATTGTTAGAGATATATTTCTTACTAATGTAGATGGTAGTAGTGCAGTAGATGCAACATTAAAATATACAGATACTTCTGCAAGTGCAACCTTTTCATTACTAAGTACAAAAAGTATTGCAGCAGATGATTTTTTAAGAATAGAAGACGCTTACATAGTTCTTGAAACAGGTGATATATTAAAAGCACAAGCAGGTGCTGCTAATGATTTAGAAGTTTCAGTTTTTGTAGAAGAATTTCATAGACCACAAGGATAACTAATGCCTGATACATCAACAATACAACCAGTCGTTGTCTCATTAGGAGGAGGTTTAATTCTTGATAGAGATGATTTATCTTTACCACCAGGATCAGCTATTACCTTACAAAACTTTGAACCGTCTGTTCAAGGTGGGTATCGTAGATTAAGTGGTACAAGTAAATGGAATAGTAATCAGGTTAATGGTAGTGAGAAAATATTAGGACTACAAATATTTAATAATGGTGTTGTTGCAGCAGCAGGTAATGTAGTAACATTTGCAACATCAGGTAGTACATATTCTACAATAGGTACAAGAACATCTGCTGGTAGATATAAGTTTGATATATTTAATTTTAACAATACTGAAAAACTTATAATGGTAGATGATGTAAACCAAGCAGCAACTTATGATGGAACTACTTATTCTTTAATTAATACTACAGGAGCACCAGCAGATCCAGCATCTGTAGCAGTTTTTCAAAACCATGTATTTTTTGCTGGAATGTCTAGTAATCCACAAGAGTTAGTATTTAGTTCTCCATTAGGTGAAACAGATTTTTCAGCAGCTAATGGTGCAGGATCATTAAGTGTACCTACATCTATTGTAGCATTAAAAGTATTTCGTGAAATTTTATATGTATTTGGTCAAGATAAAATATTTAAAATTTCAGGAGATAATGTATCAAACTTTAGAGTAGACTCTGTTACACAAACACTAGGCTGTGCTGATGGTTTTTCTGTTCAAGAACTTGGTGGTGATTTATTATTCTTATCGTTAGATGGTTTAAGAACTATTGCTGGTACTGAAAGAATTGGTGACGTTGAGTTAGGAACAATTTCTAAAACTATTCAAAGACGTATAACAGAAGTAATTTCTAGCACAGATAATATTACATCTTCTATCGTTAGAGCAAAAAGTCAGTATAGATTATTTTATCCTACTAATGGTGGTTCTGTAGATTCAAGTCAAGGTATTTTAGCAACATTAAAAAGAAACTTTCAAACTAATCAAATAGGTTTTGAGTTCGCAGACATCAGAGGAATAAAACCTTCAGCAATGTCTTCAGGATTTATTAATGGTAATGAAGTTATTTTAGAAGGTGGGTATGATGGTTACGTTAGACAACAAGAAAGCACAAGCACTTTTGATGGCACAAATATTATAGCAGTTTACAGATCTCCTGATTTAGCGTTAGGAGATGCAGGTTTAAGAAAATTAATGCAACGTGTTGTGTTAAATTATGAAGTTGAAGGAACGATTGAAGCAAAGTTAAGAGTAAGATATGATGCTGATAGTCCAGATGTACCACAACCAGCAGAGTTTGATTTATCTTCTCCTGGAGGAATAGCACAATATGGAGGAACAAGTTCAACATATGCTTCTGCTGTTTATGGATCAAGTGGTAATCCAGTATTTAGAAAGGCAATAGAGGGTTCAGGATTTTTAGTAGCTGTTAGAGTAAACCATGATAGCTCTAATAGCCCATTTACTTTACACTCATATCAATTAGAATTTACACCTGGAGGAAGACAATAATGGGTGATACGTATACAAGACAAAGTAGTTCAGAAATAGTTGATGGAGAAGTTATTAATGCTGCTGACTTTAATAATGAATTTAATCAATTAGTATCTGCCTTTGCTGCTTCAACAGGTCATACTCATGATGGCACAACTGCTGAAGGTGGACCAATAACTAAATTATTAGGCACAGCAATTACAATAGGTAATGGTGCATCA